GCTCCATTGTTTGTTTGCTATTTCTTTTCTCATGGCTTTATAGCTTTCATTTATGTAATTTTTTACTCTGCCATAAACAAAACCATTTTCAAGTTTAGTTTTTGCAACATCTGGTTTTACTCTGTAACTGCGTACACCATCATTAATCCAAATAAGCTCAGACATTGTTTTAGAAGATTTTCTATAATCTTCAGCAGACGGCCTGACACTGGCAAATTGTTTCCTTATAGAATCAAGGACGCCATCTTTTTTCAAATAGCGCTCTCTAGCTTTACTTTGGTTTTTTCTCATTTGCTCTGGAAATTTTTTTCCATACCAAACTGCGTTTTCACCAGAAAGCGATTGCAAAGCATCCAATCGCAGCTTTTCATATCCTTTGCTTCCAATTCGCTTTGACTTTGATAAGTTATTCATAAAGAAAAAAGCATGAGCCATTTTTCCTTTATGAATTTTCCACAGCATCCAATGAGCAATGTAATGCTGTCTTGGTGTTAATTTAATTAAATTGTTTTTATCATCAGAGCCACCCATAGATCGAGGAACAATATGATGCATCTCAAATGCCCCATTAACATCTTGGTGTTTCAAAGATGCTATAAATCGTTCGTATCTGCCGATGTATGACATGGTGTTCCTTGTGTTCGGCGTGGGTTAAGCAGATGCTTGATATGTTACTGAAAACCAAATTGCAGAAGTTGCTGTGGTGGTAGCCATTCCAAACAAAGTTGTGGAACCAGAGCTTACCCAACAAGTATTGGATAAGTTAAGAGCGTTGTTGGTCATTCCGCCTAGTCCAGAAGCATTCCCAGACTGACTTGTAAACGGCAGGTTTGTGAACAAAACACTTGAAGCCGACGAAGCTATGTTTACAGAACCTGCCAAAGTTCCTTCAACATAAACAAGACGACCTATTTTTAGGTATCTCCCAACAGAAGAAAACGAACCATTAAGAGTCAGCCCCGATCCTTGATTGGGCGTAAAAGTTCCCTCCTCATAGTCATCAAGCGTGTTTGCGTTTGTTGACGCTGACTGTGTAGCAGGGAAGGTAATGCCAGAACCAGAAGTCGAAGGCGTAGCACCGCCCACCCCCATTGTGGTAGCAATGATCGGCGTAGTCAGTGTTTGACTAGGCTCTATGCTGTTCGTTTCGATTCTGCTGATTGGCATGATTAGGCCCCGGGTGTTTGTGCTGCAACTTGTGCGTTGTATGCGTCAATGACTGTTTGTGTCCACGCTGCGTTGCAAATTGCAACCACATTGGCTGGTTGACCTGTCAGGTCTTGACCGGGTGTCAGTGATGTGCGGTGGTATGTCTGGCTGATCTGGTTGCCGTATTCCATGATGCGTGTTGCTTCACGGTAAAGAACGATGCCGTTCTCTGTGACGGTGATCTGGTCAACGACTGTGGTTTTGGTGAGTGACATGATTTTTCCTTTGAATTAACTGTTTGACTGGTAACAACCAGTGAATGAAAACTCGACAAACCCCGATGTCCAGTTGGTAGATGGTATGCTGCCGTCAATATAGAACTCAGCAGTGCTTGTGCTTGAAATGACCTGCCAACGCAAAGCTCCTCCAGCAAAGTAACTACTGTTCACGGCAGCATATCCAGCGGTCAACGCTTGGTAGCTAATGCTGCCGGTACTAAATGGAAGACTTTGAATCGTCCAAGAGCCCCCAGTTGCAGATGTACCGCCGCTTTTATAAAAGTACGTCGTCACCCAAACCTGCCTACCAATTTTTATGTACTGGCCAACCGTTGCGATGGGCGATGTAATCTCAACCCCGTTCTTGTACAGGCGAGGTGTCCAAGTCCCCTCTTCATAATCATCCAGCGTGTTTGCGTCAGCTGAAGCAAACTGAGTGGCAGGAAAAGTAATGCCGGGCTTTTGTAAATACGCGCCAGTGCTGTCATTGGTTGAGCGGTACTCAACATTGTCTGAGTTAATTGTGGTGTAGCCAACACTAGTATTTGAAGCGTTACGCCAAATAATGCCACCAACTCCATTAGACCCCGCTCTGATTATGGTCGCGGCAACAGAAGGTGCACCAACGACCTCCAACCTTGCCGTCGGAGTACCAGTACCAATACCCACATTACCGTTGACGTCCCATGTTGGCGCACCAGTAGACAGATCAGCAGGAATAACCGCGCCAGCAGCAATCTTGGCCGTGGTGATGGCGTTGTCTTGGATTTGCGTTGTACCCACAGTACCTTGACCCGGTGCAATGACTTGCGTGATCGGGCTGGTGTAGTACACATAGATGTTCTGCGTACCGCTGGGTGGGGCAGAGGTGAATGTGATTGTGTTGCCGCTGACAGTGAACGCATCACCGGGCTTTTGAGGCACATTGGAGATAACCGCCTGAACCTGTGCAACAGATGCCACAGGGCGTGACAGCGTGAAAGCGACAGTCGAGCCGTTACCGTTGAAGAAATCAACAGCAGGCGTGAAGGCTTGTGTGGTGAACGTGTTGCCGATGTAAGACATGGGCTACCCTTATGTGATGTTCAGAACTGATGTGATGACATCCGCCGATGACGCAGCAGAAGATATAACTTTCAGCGCATCGTTTGTCACCAGCACAGTTTTCTGGTCACCGCCAACAACCACCAATGTGCCGCCAACAGGAACCGTGGCGTCTTTAATCAAGTAGTAGTCAACAGCAGAAGCCGTGATGTACGCGCTGACTGTAATCGGTGATGTGGTCGTGTTAGCCAGAGACAAGCCAATGATGGTCGTCTGCGTGGCGGCCCCAACAGTTACAACCGTGGCAGCGGATGTGCCCACGTTTTTGTTCAAATATCTGGTGAAGGTGTTTGCCATGTTTTATCCTAGCGCGATTGCCATTGCAACCGCAGTGCCTGCGGGGTCCACTTCGAGATTTGTCTGTGCGCCAGCTACCGTTGAAGCGCCGGTACCCCCAGAAACAACCGGCACGATGCCGCCGTTTGCGAAAGAAGCTGTGGTTCCATCTACATACGCTGTACGCTCTGCTGGCTGCGTGACAAACACATCCTTTGTACCAGCCGAGAAGTTGACCAAGTTGTCCGAGTTGCTGGACGACAAGACCGTAGTACGCGCAAGCGTGGTGCCCGACGAGGTGTAGGTACCGATACCCACTTCCCATTCGTTCGTGCCTTGACCGGCGATGGTGTAGTAGGTGGTGTTGCCGTTACCAATGACGGCGAACGACTGAAATCCGGTGTAAGCCCCAGCGAGAGTTACGGTGCCCGTACCCGTCGTGGTCGTGGTTTCCCGGACACGATCTGCAAGTACGAGTGCCATGATTAAGTCGCATCCAAGCTGAAGGTGTAGGTAACAGTCAGTGTGTCACCAGACACAACTGTGCGGTCGCCGGGAGACTGAAAGTCCGAAGCAGAGAACAACACGCCTGACGTGCCCGTGGCAACGTTACACAAGAACGCACCAGCCACCACGCCACCAGAACCCGTGATAGAGAACTGAGAAGGTGCAGCAGAGTTGGCAATCACCGAGGGGTCAGCAGTTGTTGCTGTGCCAAAGGTCACGGCCTTGCGGTTACCAGAATAGTCTGTGAACTCAGTCCAACCAACGTGCGAAGCCAGCGTGTCAGCGGCTGCAATCGCAGTGCCTGAACCGGGGCCTGTAATCAAACCCAAGAACCAAGAAGCAGTGTATGCGCTACCAGAGAAATACTTGGTGTTCATGTCTTGTAGACCCTGATTCACCACGAGGTTGTGGGTTGTTTCTTCCCACTTGAAGTTACCGTCAGCGTCGTGGCAGACCACTTTGTAAACGCCGCCAGCTTTAGCTGTGTTGGTAAACATTTTTTACTCCTTACGAGATGCGAATAATTGCGGCAGTGCTGGTGACAGCAGGGAACTGCACAGTGAAAGTTGCGTTTGAAATCTTGTCAGATCCAAAGTCAAGAACGCAGACTGTTGGGTTGCCGCTACCGGATTTGTAGATCAGCGCGCCGCGAGCGGTTAACGCAGAATTCCAGGTCACATTGGCAAAAGAAATATACGCCGTGGCATTGCCAGTCTGGTTGCCAATTGTTGGCGTTTGAGTGACTGTTAACGTTTCGCCGCCGGCCGTGTAACCAGTTGCCACCACTTCACCAACCGTGGTGTATGCAGTGGTATCTGGACCAATGGATGCAGACGCCGTGTATAGCGCAATCTTGAATGTGTCTGTACCAAAGTCAAAATCACCGCTCGGCATTCCGACTTTGAATGTGTTTGTAGCGCCCTGTTGAATCGCCATATCAGGTCACCGCCTGTCTGTATTGGCCGCTGCGGTATGCGTCTTGACGCTCCATGCCGTCGCCCAAACGTTTAGCCATTGCAAGAGCTTCAGCATACTTTGTGTTGTACAGCTGAACCATATCGGTCTCACCCTTCATAAAGGTGTAAGCCTCAACCAAAGAACCATACAACAACACAGAATCAAAGTTGTCACCCAACCATGTGCGGCCATCAGCTGCGGTGGTGATTGATTCTGGGTAGTAGTAGTAATGCAGCTCAACACTGTAAGCGGCGTCTGGCGTTGGACCAAGAATGAACGACAGCTCATCAGTGATGACTGGCGTTGCATCGTTGGTGGTTGTTGGGCCAAACAGCGCGTAATACTTGGGAATAGATGTGTCTGTCGGTCTTGGGTAAGACTGACGAATGAAGTTCACATCCTTGTTCAACAAATACTCATACGCGCCGGTAGCGTCAATCACTGCCAAAGAATAGACAGCCAAGAAGTCGCCTGGGCATGACAGGTATTTGTTGTTCAGGGTTGTGGTACCGGTGACGTTCTTACGCAACGATGGAAACTGAATCGTGTTATAGATGCGCTGTTCCGCCTGCTTGATGAAGGTGTTGATCTGGGTCTCAGTATCAACAACACTTCCGTCAGCAAGGTATGTATCCGGAAATTGGTTTTCCGTATAGCTTTGAATCGAAGCGTAGAGTTCGTCGTAGGTCATCTTAGGCCATTGGTCCGCGTGCCATCACGCCTTTAGTAGCTGCACCGGTGCCACGGATTTT